TCATTGTCGGTCGGTGCATTTACGTTCTGCCGTAGTTATGGCCTGGACGTGGGAACCTGCGGGGGATCAAAACTTCTGGGCTGAGGAGTCGGTTACAGGTCTGCGTTTGTTCGTTGAGCGCAAGGGCAACACCTACGACTTCAACGGACGCATCTACCTCCAGCAGCAAGTTGCACAGAATGAGGTTCAAGCCTACGGCGATGGCGCCATCATCCGGCACGAAGTTCCGCCCCGATAATGGCTGCCACACTTCACGACACTTCACTTGGAACGGTGGATGGCAGCGGCACAGACTTGTCTGCGAGCGACGCGCTGACGGTCACAGCGGGGGATTTGGTCGTTGCTGGATTCAAGTGGGAAGGAGCAGACGGTGCCACGGTCATTGTGGACACGGGAGCTTCGACTCCTGAGTTCTCAGTTGCCAACGCGGCTCAATTTCACGAAGGGCCGGGAGACTTAAGCGGCGGGGTTTGGTATTGGATTGCGACTGACACGGGAACAGTCACGGTTAGAGCGAGACTGACGGCTGCAAGAACATTCAGAAAGATCAAAGCCTATTCGTTCACGCCTGGGGCGGGGACTACACTAGAGCTGGGTAATGTGGCTGCAGTTGAGGGACTGGGTACTAGTTACAGTGCCGGGTCGGCATCTGCTACTGCTGCTGGTGTTGCGACAGTGTTTTTTCATTTTTACGGACCTCGCGATTTGCAGGTTGGGTCTGGGTGGGCGGAGGCGGCCGAGTTTTCCGCGTTGGATGATGCGCAAGGTACAGAGTACCAATTTCAAACCGGCGCCGGTTCTTTGACGGGCAATGGTTCTGGCGAAAGCCCTACTGTGTATAACATCGCGCAGCTTGCGATATTCGATGAGGTTGAGGTGGACGAAGGGCCTGATCCGCTGATAGGGAGGAGGCTGTACAGCTCATGATTACGCCGAAAGTGTTGGAACCTGAGACCGTGAGCGCTGAGCGGGAATCGCTAGAGGAGATCGCGACGATTCTCCGGCAAGCACATCCGAGCTTGTACGTTGAGGCGGCGCTCAAGCGAATTGCAGAACTACTAGCGACGGTGGATTCTCGTCAACACCGAGGGCTGGTCGATTACGATCAGCGAATCCATGGATGATTGGCATGTGGTAGGGGATGGCGAGCGGGCGCTCAGACTTTACGTCGATGAGCGAGAGTCGCTACGGGCTCGGGTGAGGGTGCAAGAGCCAGACCCACGAGCGACGTGTCAGATTTACCGGACGTTTGTTGTGGCACGTGAGCGCGACTTGGCACGCAAGGACAAGGACTTCGCTCGTGCTGATGCACTGCGAAATGAACTGCTGTGGCTCGGGGCTGAGATCAAGGACGGCAAGAGTGGCTAACATCATCACTCCCTACACGAAAGGGGCCGGGTATTTCCTCGACAATCAGAACCTTCCCGTTGGTCAAGGCAGGAAAGAATCCGACATCCGGACCTGTACCCACTGCGAGACCGTGATCGACCTTTACGGCCCATGGAAGGACGACGGTGGTTTCTGCGGCAAGTGTTTCGCTCCGATTTGCGGGCCGTGTGCTGACAGGATGCTGACGCACGGCTGCGAGCCGTTCATCCGCAAGATTGAGCAAGCCGTTGACGGGACTGTGAAACTCGCGCAACATCGTCGAATAGCGGGGTTAGACGCGCCTCCCGCCGACTACGTTCCAAAGGTCATGGTGGCGCAAACTTTGAAGAGGGACACTCATGGCGACGTTTAGTGCAAACAATGGCGCATTCACTCCGGCCGCACACGCGACCAACGCGAATAACCTCACGCTCGCAGCTGATACAGCGGGTGATGTTGGTGCGGTGAAGATGATTACTTGGGGTGGTCGGGGCACGACCTCCACCGGCTACCGGACCAGATGGGGCCGAGCGACCACGAACGGCACCACACCGGCAGCGCTTACCACGGGCAATAGCAATAGCAGCACCGCATCGACCTGCTCGGCCAATACCTACACGACTCCTCCCGTTCTCGCGGCCGATCCTACGGCCCTATTCGCGATTGACTGGAACTTGGTCGGTGGTGGTGGCGTCATCATTCTACCGATTGGCGGCGAGTGGTTCGTTGTCGGTACCGCAGCTCCTTACGCGCAGATCGCGTGCGGCAACATCGCCGGCGTTGATCCCTCGCTCTCGTCATACGGTTTAACGTGGGCGGAGTGAGCTAGTCTTTGTGCGCCGAGTGACAGTCGGCGCTCTGCTTTCTCGTCTGAGGGTCTTTCATGGCCGTTTCGTTCGTCGCTAATGCGCTCGGCGGAACGGCTGCCACCACCTCGTTCTCGATCACGCTCCCAGCAACGGCTGCGGGCGACATCATCATTCTGGAGTACACGCACCAGGGAACGGGCGATGCGACGTTAGGTGGAACGTACTCCGGTCCAGCGTTCTTAGAGCATCACGACCAGCTCTACGCTTCGTCGACCTTCAGCGGTAAGACGTGCTGGTCTAGAGCTACAGGAAATCACACCGGGCAGACCGTCACTGGTTCAGGACTGACCAACTCGTGCGCGGCGATCGTCACGGTCTATCGTGGCTGTGCTGCTACTGGTAACCCTCTCACCGATACGACATTCATCGGTGAGCAAAACGCATCTGGTGACGAAACCCAGGCTGAAATCAGGACCCTATCCGCAAACGCATGGGTAGTCCTTGTAGTAGCAAACTCTCCCGACGTCGCGGTAACGACTCAATCGTGCACCAGCCCCGGAGCGCTGACTGCAAGGGCAGAACGGCTTTCGACTGGCGGCACTGACACCTCGATCGCGCACGCGAGCGCATCAAAGGCTAGTGCAGGGCTCACTGGGGCATTCACTTGGGCGCAAACCAATGGTGCCTCGGGCTCGTGGGCCTATGCACTTCGCGAAGACCCGCCGGCCGTAGTCAAAATCCCGCGACTCGTCTCTGCTCCACCGCAACAGACAGCGGCACGGGAGCTAGCCGGCTACGCGGTGATCTTCGCGGCTGCTGCAGCGCTGATCCCCGCACCACCAGGAACCGATACGGTCGGAGCGGCTGAGTATCACGTCGGGGCTCAAGATTCTGCCTTCCTCACCGCACAGTCGAATCGGTCCTACATCAAAGGGACCCCTCCTGGGCTTTTCCCGCCGGCGTACGAACCTGGTCCGCTGATGACGGCGGCGCCGCAGGACCTCACCGCGGTCCGCGAGTTTGCCGGGTATGCCTCGACCTTTGGCAGTAACGGTGCGTTGCTTGCTCCGCTCCCCCACATCGTGGGAGGTGTCGAGTACTACATGGGCGCGCAGCAGGACGCCCAGGGCAAGGCTGCTGATAACCGTTCGTTCATCAAAGGGACGTCCCCCGACCTATTTCCGTTCGTTCTACCGCCTGGGCAAGTCAGCACGCTAGTCGGAGCGCCGGAGCAGGTTGAATCTGGTTATGCGGTCATTCTCGGCCAGACCCCACAAGATCGTGTGCGGGTTATCCCGATTGTCTCTGCTCCACAGCAGCTTGACACCTCGAGCGCTCAGGTTTGGGGCCGACAGCCTGATGGAATAGACAGACGGGGAGCCTATACCCTCGTCGCGGCACCGGAACAGATTAACTCCGGTAGTGCGGTAGTCGTTGGCAGACAGCCAGACGGCGTTGATCGGCGTGGCCCCTACACCCTTACCGCTGCACCGCAGCAGATCGAATCTGGCAGCGCCTCGGTAGTCGGTAGACAGCCCGACGGAATCCACGTCAAAGGGCCGCGGACTCTCACCGCAGCACCAGAGCAGATCAACAGCGGTTCGGCTTACATCTCGCGGTATTCCTACGCCAGCACGCTCGAGACCAACTCCAAAAACTACACCGTCGGCACACACGGCGCGCACTACGCGGCTCAAAACAGCTCGTACATCCGAGGTACCCCACCCGAGCCAGTAGCAGCGGTTGACGAGATATTCCGCCCAGTACTGCTAGCCGCTCCAGAACAGGTTGAGAGCGGTTCAGCGAGTCTGGTAGGTCAACAGCCGGCCACTGCTGCCACTGTAGTCCTCAAAACGACCGTAGCGGCTCCGGAGCAGATAGACACTGCTAGAACTTGGCTTGCTCGGTACGTATACGCAGGGATTGACGTCAAGCAGCCTCAGACGTTGGTTGCCGCTCCGGCTCAAATTGCATCCGGCTACACCACGATCTTCGGGCGCCAACCGGAAGGTATTGACCGCAAAGGACCGCAGACCCTCGTCTCAGCTCCCGAGCAGATCAATAGCGGCTACGCCCAGCTATCGCGCTATTCCTACGCGCTCACGCTCAACACAAATAGCAAGCATTACACGGTCGGCACGCACGCCGAGCACTATGCGAGCCAAAATCGCTCGTGGATCAAAGGCACACCGCCTGACTCAGTAGCACCACCAGCCTACGAGATCATCGGCCGCACGCTTAGTGCTCAACCGGACGAGATCGCCTACCACTTTGAGGACAATCGACCGTGGGTCAAGGTCAACCATCCGGACCTGATACCGCCGCCAGTGGTAGTGGTCGAAGAACCGAGACTAGGCGGCGATGACAAGATCAGGCGCAAGAGCCCACACAAGGGCCACGACAAGAAGCGCGCGCAACTCAAGATCACCGAGGAACAGCGGTTACTGGCCGACATTCGGCGCATGTACCGCCAGCTCCAAGGCATCGAGGAACTAGCGCCACAAGCCGAAGCGATCCTTGCACCTATCGTCCAGCGCGACGAATCGCTCGAAACGTACACCGCGGCTAAGCTCAAGCTGATCGAAGCGCGACTCGAAAGCCTCGCAAGTCTCGGAACGGAGGCTGAAATTGCTCTGCGTTTGCTGTATCGTGAACTTGAGGAACAGCGCGAGCGTGAGGACGAGGAAGCTATCCTTCAGGCGCTTGCACTGCTGCTGTAAACCGAAACGAAGGGTACTCGTACATGGCAGGTAGCCACGCCCGAAAAAAGCAGTGGACCCCCGATAAGGTCCGCGAACGCATACAGACTAGTATGATTCTGAATCGCCTTACCGATCATGTACATGGTAAGGTGGAAATGAGCGCCACCCAAGTCACTGCTGGGCTTGGACTTTTGCGCAAGGTACTGCCTGATCTCGCAGTCACCGACGTGAACCTAGACGGGGAGCTACGCAATCGAGACATCAGCGACAAACCCCTCACCTCGGAAGAGTGGGAAGCTCGGTACTCCACGCACTGAGATCGTTTGGGCTCCACAGCCAGGACCGCAGAAAGCGCTGATTGATTGCCCCGTGCCTGAAGTGCTTTATGGGGGAGCCCGTGGCGGCGGCAAGACTGACGGCGTGCTCGGCAAGTACGCTCTCAAGGCCAGGCGGTATGGGCGCAACTTCAACGGCATATTCTTTCGGCGCGAGCTGCCAATGCTAGATGACGCTATCGAGCGTAGCCAAGAGATATACGGCCCGCTCTGCGGCTCTCGTGGCTGGAACGATCAGAAGAAAACATGGCGCTTCCCGTGGGGCGGCAGACTACGGTTCAGACCTCTGGAGCGGGTACAGGACGCTGACAAGTACCAAGGGCAGAACGTCAGTGACGCCTGCGTTGAGGAAGCCGGCAACTACCCTGATTCAGCCCCTATAGACCGACTGAATGGCGTGCTGCGCAGTGCTCACGGAGTACCTACCCAGTTGATCCTTACCGGCAATCCCGGCGGTCCTGGGCAACTGTGGATCAAGGCGCGGTATATCGACCCTGATCCGGCAGGCATGAAGATCCTCAAGCGCAAGCTGCCCAATGGCAAAGAACACCGCTATGTGTTCATTCCGTCTCGGCTCGAGAACAACCGAATCCTGATGGAGATGGACCCGGAATATGTGAATCGGCTCTATCTGGTCGGCTCTCCCGAGCTCGTCAAAGCGTGGCTTGCTGGGGATTGGTCGGCAATCGCAGGCGCCTACTTCCCTGAATTTGCCCTAGACAAGCATGTGATAGCTCCGTTCGAGATCCCTAAGCATTGGGTGCGATTCAGAGCTGCCGACTGGGGGTCAGCTAGGCCGTTCAGTATCGGCTGGTACGCGGTGTCTGATGGTGAGTTTGCCGCATTTCCTCGCGGGTCAATCATTCGCTATCGAGAGTGGTACGGCATCGCAACCAACAACGCCGGGGAGTTCATGCCTAACGTCGGCATCAAGCTAACCGCAGACCAGCTTGGAGAGGGGATCATTGCTCGAGATGCTGGGGAGAAGATCGACTACAGCGTAATAGACCCAGCGGCTTTTGCAGAGAATGGCGGGCCGTCGATTGGCGAGCGATTAGCTGGTATGAAAGCGTTCTTCCAGCGCGCCGACAACACGCGCATCGCTCAGTCTGGCGCGATGGGCGGGTGGGATTTAGTGCGTCAGCGTTTGCTAGGAGATGACCGGCCGATGCTGTATATTTTCTCCACATGCACGCACCTCATTCGCACGCTGCCAGCGCTACAGCATGACCCGCTGCGGCCAGAGGACGTTGATACCGATGGCGAGGACCACGCACCAGACGAACTACGGTATGCGTGCTCGTCCCGCCCGTGGGTCCGCAACGCAGCCCACACTCCACCTCCCAAGTTCCCGATACAGCAAAGCGTGCGCGAGATCATCGACGGTCGGCGGCGCAAGAGGCTAGGCGATGGCTGACTCAGACGTAAGCGAGTTCCACGCCAAGACCACGGCAGAGGTCGAGTCTCGGCCGCAAGGGGTCGTGAAAAGATGGCTCTCCGAGATTGAGATCTACGACAAGTCACACGCCGACTGGCTGAAGGAGTCCAAACGGATTTGGGAGCTGTACGAGGGCAAGGAGAGCCGGGCCAACAGCTTCAACATTCTGTGGTCAAACACCGAGACCCTAGCGCCCGCGGTCTACAACTCCACGCCT